GTCAGCAGTGTATGTTATTGTCATATCTTTATTAGCTGCTCCACTATGTCCTACTGATAATAGATCACTAGGTGTTTGTGAAGTAATTGAAGATGAAAATGTTAAAGTATCACCTGAGTCGTTTTCAGTGAAATGTGTTGATAAATCAATTACAGTAGGAGAAGCATCTTCAAGAACATTAACTCCTGAAGGATCACTACCAACTTTTTGGGGAGCATTATTAGAAGCTACGTTTACAGTTAATTCAAAATTAGCACTCAAATCACCACTATCAGTTGCAATAACTGTAATAGTATTAGCACCCTCAGAACCTGGTGGTGGTGTACCTGAAATTACTAAAGTGTTGGAAGAGAAATCAAGCCAATCAACACTACCTTGTGTAGATTGTGAAAAAGTATAAGTTAGACTATCGCCAACATCAACATCACTAGGTACTGTTGTGTATGATATAGGTATATTTACAATAGCAGAAAGTGTATCGGTTGTACTTGCAAAGGTAGGAGCATCATTTACATTGGCTACAGCTGCTGAAGATTGACTTTGTAGAGTGTTAGCAGTACCATCATCATCTGTAAAATTTACGGTTACTACCATAGTTTTTCCAACATCAGCTTCTACTAATGTATAGGTGCTATTTGTTGCACCACTAATATCTACACCAGTACGAGACCATTGATATGTAAAAGTGGCGTTGGTTAAACCATCAATATCAGCTATTCCTGTTGTATCAGCTGTTAATGTTGAATTTTGTGTTACTGTTCCTGTAATTACTGGTTGTCCTGATGGTGCATCATCTACAGGATTAACACTGATATCAACAGTAGCGGTGGTACTATCAACAGTTCCATCATTTACTTTATATGTAAATGAATCAGTACCATTAAAATGTAGGGATGGCTTATATACGACTCGGTTGCTCCCTCCAGTAATTTCACCTGTGCCAATATTGGCACCAAGTGTACTTTCTAATCCACCATTGCTTGGGAGTGATTCAATAAAGTATGCTAATGTATCTCCACTATCGACATCAACACCATTTAATGTAATAGTGACACCAGTACTATCTTCATTTGTTACTGCATTAACAGCACCAGCTACTGGGGCATCATTAATATTTGATACTACTATATTAAAAGTTTGTACTGCTGTAGCTGTTCCATCGGTTACTTCTAAACTAATAGCATGAGTTCCTACATCACTATTTGTTGGTGTACCTGTAAGTACTCCTGAAGCATCAACAGCAGTAGTAGTAGTTAAAGTTAACCAACCTGGTAATGTGTTTGCTGATGAAATTGTTAAAGATTGACCATCAATATCTGTTGATGTAATATTATATGTATATAAAGCATCTTGATTTACGGCTGTAACAGCAGTAGATGTGATTGATGGGCTATCATTAGTAGCACCAATTGTAAAATCAACTGTAAGTGTAGCTGTTGTACCAAATTCATTTGTTGCTGTATAAGTAAATGAGTCGTTACCATTAGCATTTCCATCTGGCACATATTGAAATGCAGGCTCATTATTATGCGTAATTACACTAAGTGTACCTATTGAAGGATCAGATACTTTTGTTAATGCTGAAATAGTACCATTTTCAGTAAGACCTAATTCAGTGATTGTAATTATTCTTGTTGTATCTTCTACAAGATTTACAGCTAATGTTGTTGGTGTTACAGCAGTTGGTAAAGTACCAACATCAATAGTTACTGTTGCTGGTGTTGATGCTCCCTCAGCATTGGTAGCTGTATAAGTAAATGTTGTAACTGCTGTACCAGAAGCATCTTGAGCTGGATCATATGTAAAAGCATTTGTTACTTGACCTGGAGAATTATATACAACTGCTAATGTACCAGCAGTTACATCTGTATCGATGGCTAAAGAAGTTACAGTAGCAGTACTAGTAATACCTAAATCAGCAAATGTAATAACCTTTTGTGTGTTCACTACAACTTTCGTTGTAAAATCCGTAACGGTTGGAACTGACATGTTTATACTATTTAAGAAGAAATTAAATTTTAGAAAAAAAATGTTTATTCTTCACCCAATTCTTCTTTAATACTTGCTAATAAATCGGGGTCAAAAATACCACCATCTGGATATCCATGTCTTTCTATATAAATATAAACAGAAGGTTGTAAAGACAAAAATGGTACATGTACATTAACATCAGGAATAATATTAACTTCTGATCTGCTTTGAAGTTCCTCTACATATTCTGATAATAAGTTAAGATCATCTAAAATTTTAGCTTTTTCACTAGCAGTTACTAACTGACCTTGTGTTACAATTAAAATCTGGTATTGTTGCACACTTTGTCTTAATGATTTAAGTGCATCAACAATTGTTCTTCTAACTTTTTCATAAGCAAAATCATTTGGTATTCTAAGATTAAAAAGAACTTGACTAAATAAAACATATTTGCTATACGTTAATGTTTCTACCACTAATGTAAAATTACCACTAGCATAATTAAATAATAAATTCATAATTTCTTCAATATATATGTTTGTTAATAACAATAATATATTTGCCTCGGTTGTTGACAGACCATTACCACTACCACTACCTGAACCACCACCTGGATTTACAATATTTGATATACCACCAAGTGTATGAATATGAACAGATAATTCAGCAAAGAATGATGTATGTCCTGGACTTCTCATATATCTTTTAAAAAATGAAACTCCTCCATAACTATTATTACAAGAACGATAACTCATATTTTAAGTTATTAATATTAATAATAAATATAAATATAAATAAATATCAATGTCAGCATATAATTTTAATATTAATAGTTATACTGATGAAGAATTAATACGCGTATTAAAGTTAGATCCAAATACAATAACATATAGTAAAATTAATAAAAATATTAATAATACATTAAAAAAAATAAACAAAAAAGATAATTTAACAGAAAATGAATTGTCATTTGCTGATTTTTTAATAGAAGCAAAAGATAGATTATTATATTTTATACAAAATAATACAAATAAGGAAAGTACAAATAATATTATTTATAACAATAAATCAAATGTAGATGATGTACATCATACAATAATAGAAAAGCATATTCCAGTACAATATTCTAATAATTTACAATTTCCAGGAGGAAGTATTAATCCAATAGCAAAACAAACTGTTACTAAAGTAATAAACATAGATAGTATTTTTAGAAAAAATTATGATAAAACACGATCTGAAGATTATACATTGGAATTGCCTGAAAAATTAACAAAAGTTGTTTCTATAAAAATAATAAGTTTAGAAATTCCTAATACAATTTATACAATTTCATCACGAAAAAAAACAAATTGTTTTAAAGTAACATTTTATAACTTAACAGGAAGATCAGAACCTATTGATAATTTTGTTACAATACCTGAAGGAAATTATTTGGCGGAAGATTTTACAACTATGATTAATAATTATTTTACAAATTCAGGAAATGCATTTGATAATTATTTGAATCTTCTTTATTTTGAAATATCAAAAACAGATTCAAAGGCAATATTTAGATTAAAAAATTCACATGATGGAGAAGATTATCATATTCCTGATGAATTAGTTTCTTCACAGCCAGAATATTCTCCTGATGTATATTTTACAATAGATTTTAGTTATATTAGTGATAATATTTATGATTCTAAAGTGAAAGAGCAAAATAAAAGTAAAACATTAGGTTGGTTTTTAGGATTTAGAAAATCAATATATACAGTCTACAAAACTGATATAATAAGTGATACAGTAAAATCAAATCAAATAAATGAACCGATTACATATACAAATGTCTTAAAAGGAGAAACATCATATGCTAGTAGTATAGATAATTATATATTTTTAGATATGAATGACTATAATAGCAATGAAATTACAAATACATTTATGTCTTCAAATGGTAAAAACTATATTGGAAATAATATTATAGCCCGTATTAGTATTCCTGTATTATTTTTTAATACTTATTTTGATAATAATAGTTGTATATTTCGTGAAAGAAATTATATGGGACCAGTTAATTTAACAAAATTACATTTGCGATTGCTTGACAGACATGGAGATGTAATAGATTTAAATTCGAATGATTATTCCATTTTATTGGAAGTAGTAATGCAATATTAATTATTAATTTATCGTATAATATTTTAAAAGAATAATAGTATTAATATATTATATAAAGTCATGTATCAAACGCAAGATAATAGCAATAAAGTGAAAATTTTGACTGTCGATTCATTATTTAGAGATAAAAACAGTAGTAAATCTCACAAGAAAACTAATAACTTTCAAATAACTTATGATGAACCTATTAATAATGTTAGTAAATTAGAGTTAGTTGAATATAGTGGTCCTACATCTATACGTATTATAAGTGATCAAATTAAAAATAATGTTTTTAAATTAACAATTAACCATGGTGTATCATCATCAGTAGTTCATTATGTAAAAACACCAGATATTTTTCGAATTGAAAGAAATATAATGAATAATGATAGTATAAATAATTTTGTTCAAAATATAAATACTCAATTAGATATAATATCAAATCAATATAACGATATAACTAGTATTAAACTTTTATTTCTTCACGAAATAGATAATGAAGTTAGTAATAATGAATTAGTTAATGATAGAAGTGTTTATTTTGAAATTATTTCAAATAATGCAACAAATATAATTTCTATTGAAGTTGATTTTACTAAAGATGAAAATGATAACGACATTATTTTAGAAAGATCTTTAGGTTATATACTTGGTTTTAGAGAAAAATCTATAACTATAAATAATATACTAACCAATCATAAAGCATATAGAATTAAGAGTGATTCATCAATTGATTTAAATAATAATTTTAAATATGCTTATCTTGTTTTAGATGATAATACAACAAATTCAGATAGCACAATAGTTACACAGAATATGAAATCAACAGGTGTATGTAGTGGAAGTTTTAAGAATGGTGGTAATATTATAGGTAAAATTATATATAGAAATGAATTAAATTATAATTTTTTTAATCGTGTTATTTCAACACCAAGAGAGTATTTTGGTAATGTTGATTTGGTTAAATTTTCAGTTGCATTAGTTAATGAATATGGTGATTATATTGATACACAAAATTTGGATTGGTCTTTTACATTAAAATTAACTACACAATATTAAAAACGTTTAATTAAAACAATATAAAAAAATAGTATATATATTATTATAAATGAGTGTTAATACAGTCGTTGAAGAATTGCCTTCTCAAGAAGAACCAGTAGTGGTTGAAGAATCAACAAATACAGAAGTTAAATCCCAAGATGTAGCTAAAGATGATGTTAAAGAAATTCCTATTACAGAAGTAGTAATTGATAATGATTTAATTGCTATTAATATTTTGATTGCTTTTGCTCAAATTGGTCATAAACGTGGCGCTTATAATATTGAAGAAACATCAAAATTACATGAAGCTATTCAATATTTTACAAAAAAATTTAACGCACCTGTTCCACCTAGTGAAAGTGCTTAAATTGAATTATAGATTATGATATAATATAAATAAAAAAATCAGTTATTTATATTATAATTTACTTTTTACGTTTTGTTTGATTTTTACTTTTCTTTCTATTTTTAGATTTAGTTTTATTTTTTCCTCCTAATGATACGGTTGATGCGACTGAGTTGTTGTTAGGTTGATTTGTCATGTTAAGAATAGTATTTGGAGCTGCCAAATTACTAAGATGTAATGAAGCAAATGAAGCAAAAGAATTATTTTGTAACTGTGATTGTTGTGTTAAATATTGTTCAACAATAGATAAACGTTGTTCAATACTATCTAAACGAGAATCTGTATTAGTTAAAATAGGAGGTTCATTTAAACTTAAACTATTATTCATAATTTACTATATATTATAATAGAATATAATAAATTATTATACATCAGCTTGTATAGTTTTTGATTTAACAGAACCATTATAACGATGATATGAATTGTGTTTGACACCAACACCAGGTTTATTAACAATATTATCGCTACAATTATTAGTACATGTTTTATTATGACTTAAATATTGTGATTGAGTCATTGTTTCAACATCGACACCACGTGTTAATTCAGTTAAAGATGAACCATAATCAGGTTTTAATATAACTTTTCTTGCTAAAGGATTATAGTAAGAAGTTTTAATAATTTCAGTACATAAACTAATATCACAATTAATAATAAATTCATTACTATGATGAGAATATAAATAGTTATTATAATTATGATATTTACGTAATCTATCACTAGAAGATTGCATATTTCTTATATACAATTTACTAATATTTTATTTAATCAACTTCTTCGATTTTAGGTTCCCATTCAGGTTCACTAGATTCAGTATTATTACTATCTTCATTTGGAACATTAGAGCTATTCATTTTATTAATATATGGCCCAAGAAAATGTTGTAATTCTTGTTGTTTTTCATCATTATCTTCTTTAGAAGCGCCAGGATTTTCATCCATCCATTGTGTAATTTCTGTTAATTTTGTTTTAATAGTATCTTTATCACTATCATCTAATGAATTATTATCTTGATAAGTTTTACATTGATAAACGAAAGAATCTAAATTATTTTTACTTTCAATTTGCTCTTTCATTTTTAAATCATCATCTTTGAATCGTTCTGCATCTGCTACCATTTTATCAATATCATCTTGACTTAATCGTCCTTTATCATTGGTAACTGTGATTTGTTCAGTTTTACCAGATGATTTTTCACAACCAGTAACATTTAAAATACCATTAGCATCAATATCATATGTTACTTCAATTTGTGGCATACCTCTAGGCATTGGTGGAATACCAGTTAAATTAAATTCACCTAATTTATTATTATGCATTGTCATTTGGCGTTCACCTTCAAATACTTGAATAGTGCACGCTGGTTGATTATCAGCATATGTACTAAATGTTTGTGATTTTTTACAAGGTACAGTAGTATTTCTTGGAACTAAAGTTGTCATAACACCGCCAGCAGTTTCAATACCAAGAGACAAAGGAATTACATCTAGTAAAAGTAAGTCATTAACCTTATCATCTTTAACTCCACCTAAAATAGCAGCTTGTACAGCAGCACCATAAGCGACAGCTTCATCTGGATTGATGTTTTTACATAATTGTTTACCATTAAAAAATTCACTTAATTGTTCTTGAATTTTAGGAATACGTGTAGACCCACCAACTAATACAATATCATTAATATTGCTTTTAGAAACTTTCGCATCACTAATTACTTTTTCAACAGGTTCAAAAGTTTTTTTAAATAGATGACTACACATATCTTCAAATCTAGCTCGTGTAATGCTACCATTATAATCAACACCTTCAAATAATGAATCAATTTCAACACTTGCTACAGTAGAAGAAGATAATGTACGTTTGGCTGTTTCAGCAGCAGAATGTAATCTTCTCATAGCTCGTTTATTGTTACTAGGATCTTTTTTATATTTTCTTTTAAAATCAGATAAAAAATATTCAACAAGACATCTATCAAAATCTTCACCACCTAAATGAGTGTCACCTGCTGTAGATTTAACTTCAAAAATACCATCATCAATAGAAAGAAGAGTAACATCAAATGTTCCTCCACCTAAATCATAGATTAAAACAAGTTTTTCACCAGCACCTTTTTCTTTTTCTAAACCATAGGCAATTGCAGCAGCAGTAGGTTCATTAATAATACGTAAAACATTTAGACCTGCAATTATTCCAGCATCTTTAGTAGCTTGACGTTGAGAATCATTAAAGTAAGCAGGTACTGTAATTACAGCATCTCTAACTTCACTCCCTAGATAAGATTCTGCTACTTCTTTCATTTTAATTAAAACCATAGAAGAAATTTCTTCAGGTTGAAATGTTTTCAAATCATTTTTATATGTAACTTGAATAGATGGTTTTCCATTTCTATCGGCAACAACTTTATATGGAAAATGTTTTATATCATTTTGAACAGTTTGATCATTAAAATTACGTCCAATAAGACGTTTAGCATCATAAACAGTATTTTCTGGATTTTGTGCAGATTGTGATTTAGCAGCGTTACCAATTAAACGTTCTTGATCGTTAAAAGCTACCCATGAAGGTGTTGTTCTATTGCCTTGATCATTAGCAATAATCTCAACACTATTATTTTGCCAAACAGCAACACAACTATAAGTTGTTCCCAAATCAATTCCAATACAATTATTAGTCATATATAAAAACTATTATGAAGTAGTCTTTATATATTTTTAAAAATGTTTTTAACATGATAAATAGTTATATATATTAAATATCTTTTAAAATATCAAAATCATATTTAGTTGGATTAGAAGCAAATTGTTCATAATATAATACTCCATCACATTCAATTTTATTTAAACATTTCCAGCTAGTATTTTTAATAATTTCATTATGGCGAATACCAGGAGTTATATTATATGGAATTCCAAAACATTTTTTTACTCTTTCTTTTAACAATTTAATGAGTCTACAATAGTGTTTTTCATTTATACAAATATCATCAATATATAAATTACATTTTTCACATTTAGCATTAGGCATAATAATATATACAATAATACTATTTTTATATTTTATAACAAAATAATGAAATTAATATAAAAACACCACTATATAAATTGTATAATGCTTGAAGTTAATAATGAGCAAGATTTTTTGGAGAAATGTTTAAGTGACGATGAATATTTATTTAATAATGTTAATGAAATTAAAAATATTTTGAAATTAGAAAATGAATTTTTAATAGTTGATAAAATAATACCAAAATTATTGAATATTTACACTTTTAAAAATAAAAAATTATTATTTAATGATACATTTGTAACATTAAAATCAATAGTATATTTTATAAATCCTTGGTATACTCCATATGTTTCTACAATTTTGACTTCAATTATAAAAAAATCAATGAGAAGTCAAAAGGAATTTTCATATATGGTTTTATATGAATTGGTTAATAAAAATAAAGATGAAATTAGAATTTGTATGCCAGAGTTAATTCCAATGGTTTCATCAGATGTAAATGAAATTGACAAAAGTATAAAAGAAAAGGCGTCACATATTTTAGAGTTGTTATTAAGATGTAGTGGAAATGTTGATTTAGATGCTTTTGCACCAGCTGTATTGAAAGGAATAAAAAATAATGATAAAATTTATGAATCAATTGAATCATTAGCTAGTTGTGTATTTGTACAAAATGTAGAAGCACCTGCATTAGCAATAACAACACCTATTATTATGAGAGGATTAATTGATAAAAAAACAGCAACAAAACGTTTAACATGTGTAATTATTGATAATATGTGTAAATTAATAGAACACCCTAAAGAAATTTTACCATTTTATCAAAATTTGAAAAAATCATTAGAACGTTGTAATGATGCAATGAGTGATCCAGAAGCACGTAAAGTAAGTACTCGTGCTTTAAATACATTAAAAGAATCATGTTCAGAAAATGAAAATGCTATTTTCCATAAAGAAGCAAGTGAATTAATTGAATTATTACAAGAAGAGTATAAAAAATTCAATATTGAAACCAAAGAAGATAATATTAAAATGATGAGTATAATGTTAACTAATATATGGAATAGTCATTGTTTTGATAATAATGTATGGAAAAGTATTATTACTAATTATGGTTTTAAAAATGATAATGAGGAAGAAATAACGAATACATTATTGAATAAGGCAAAAGAATCATATATTATAAAAGAAAATTTTTTCGAAGATACAGAAGAAGGGAAAGATTTATATAAGGGTGAATTTTCACTTGCTTATGGTGCTTTAACATTATTAAATAATACTCATTTACATTTGAAACAAAATAGATTTTATGGTTTACTTGGACCTAATAATTGTGGTAAAACAACTTTAATGAGAGCAATTGCTAATGAACAAGTTGAAGGTTTTCCAAAAAAAGATGAACTACGTACTATTTTTGTAGAACATGAAATTCAAGAAGTAGAAGTAGGTGAAGATGAAAAAGGATTTCCAATTTTAAATATAGATTTGTGTGGTGTAGAATGGGTTGTTCATTGTTGTAATGTTCAATATGAAATGGAACCAAAAGTTACGGCAGAACAAGTTGAAAAAGTTATGGAAGAAATAGGTTTTGGTTATGCTAAAAAAGATATTGGAAAAGATCGTGCAGCAGATATGGGTATGGGTATTACAACATATTCAGGTGGTTGGAAAGTAAAAATGCAACTTTGTGCTGCTACATTAATGAATGCTGATATTCTTATGCTTGACGAACCAACTGGACATTTAGATGTTAAAAATATAGCATGGATTAAGAATTGGTTGAAAGGATTTATGGAAGGAGGAGGTTCTATTATAGCTACTTCACATGATTCCTCTTTCTTGAATGATATGTGTACTCATTTAATCGATTTTCAAAACAGAAAATTGAGAATGTTTACTGGTACAAAAGGAAGTGTATTGAAAGATTTTGTAGAAAAATATCCTGAAAAAAAGAGTTATTTTGAATTACGTAATGATGTTGTAAAATTTAAATTTCCCGAACCTGGTGAATTAGAAGGAGTTAAAAGTAAATCAAAAACATTGTTAAAAATGACAAATGTAACTTTTCAATATCCAACTCGTGATACACCTACAATTTTTGATATTAATTTAGAATGTTCTCGTATATCTAGAGTTGGTGTTATTGGAGCAAATGGTGCAGGTAAATCAACTGCAATAAAAATTTTAATAGGAGAATTAAAAGCAATGAAAGGAAATGTAACAAAACATCCAGATCTTCGTATGGCATATATTGCGCAACATGCTTTTCATCATTTAGAAAAACATTTACATAAAACACCAACACAATATATTATGTGGCGTTTTGCAGGTAATGAAGATAAAGAAGGATTAGATTTAATTAATAAAGAATCAAATGAAGATCAAAAAATAACAAAATATTTTTTGGTTTCTAATGAAACAGGTATGGAATTACGTGTATGTGAAAGCACAGGTGAAGAAAAGAAAGCAGTTGAACCAGAAAAGATTAATTCTCGTAGAGAAAATAAAAAAATGAAAATTAAAGAATATGAAGTGAAGTGGAAAGGTAAATCTGAAGAAATGGTTATGTGGGTAAAAAGAGATATTTTAATTAAAATGGGTGCAATTAAACTTGTACAACGTCATGATGAAAAAGAAGCAGTAATGGCTGGTTTAGCTTCAAAAACATTAACAACAAAAGATATTGAAAAACATTTTATGGATTTTGGAATAGAACCTGAACAAGCAAATCATACTTTAATAAAATCATTATCAGGTGGTCAAAAAGTGAAAGTTGTATTAGCAGCGTCATTATGGCAAAATCCGCATTTAGTAATTCTTGATGAGCCTACGAATTATTTAGATCGTGATGGTTTAGGAGCTTTAACACAAGCAATACATGATTTCACTGGAGGTGTTGTAATTATTTCACATAACCGTGAATTTACAAATGCTGTAACAACAGAAAAATGGATTATGGAAAAAGGATTATTACGAAAGGAGGGTGAATCAATAGAAAAGAAAGTTGAAGGTAATGAATTAATTCAAGATAAAAATGAAGTTGTATTAGATGCTCTTGGTAATGAAATTAAAATTGAGAGAAAAGTTACTCTTACAGATAAAGAAAAGAAAAAAGAAATTAAATCATTACAAAAACAAATAAAAGATGGAAAAAAGAAAGGTACATTAACTGATAGTGAGATTGATGAATTAGAAGAAAAGTTAGAACAATTGATGCAATAATAAATAAGTATAAAAAATATAATATAATTTATAATTATTATGAACTCTGATAAAGATATTAGTAAATTGAAAGTTAAAATAAATGTTGTAAAAAGATTTTTTAAAGAATTAAATCATTATATTAAAGAGAAAGAAAATTCACAAGAAAAATTAGATATGATGCAATTAAATAATAAAGATGAATATGACATAAAATACCAAGAAGAAATATTCGCAGAGAATCATAATATGGTAATAATTACTCGTAATCGTTTAACATTAGCAAAGAAAGATTTAGAAGATTTTTCTAGTTCATTACATAATATTTCAAGTAATTTAATGGATGAAGTGTTAAATTTAATTAATTAAAATCATTCCCAATCAAAATGCCAATCTTTATATAAACCACCAGATTCAAAATTCATACTACTAATACTAGGATTGTTATTATATTTGTTATATTCTTCTATTAATAGAACTTTATATAATTCACAATATCTATTACTTTCTAATGTTTGAAGTAATTTTTTTTTATAAAAATTATCATTTAATGTAGATAAAATTTTTAAATGTTGTATATTTGTTTCAGCACCAGGTAAATTAACAAACATTGGTACTCGTTCATCTAAACCAACATTTTTTGTATCATCTAACGTTTCTTTTTTTAAAGAATTCAATATATAAAATAAAAAATACATTATTTTCATTTATAAATAGATATTATAAATATATTTAATAATTGTTTAATATATTTATAAAATGAATTTTTGGCAATTCGCACTAGCAATTATAGGTTTTAAGATATATTCAAATAAAAATTTTAAACCAAATATAAAATATTTTTTAGCTCCTCCAAATGAATGTGACATTAATGATGTAAAAGATTTTGAAAAAAACAATATTCATTTTGCTAATTACGATAATGATAATAATAATGATAATAATAATAATTTTGTCTTTAAAACAACTTATAGATTTAGATGTTAATATATTTATTAAATGACAACAAAAGAAAAATTAATAAAACATGAAGAAATATACACTAAAAGTAGTGATTTAGAAGCTGATTTAGAAGCTAATAGATTTACATATGATAGATTTACAGATGTTACTTTAAATTCAAGTTTACATACAGCTCAAGAAAATAGAATAACAAATCGAAACATTCAAATTATTGAAAATGATATATGTTGTGATGATGTATGTCGTAATTATTATATTTTTTTATTGAAATTTAATTTAGGTGTTGGATTACTTGCCTTAGTTATTTATTTAATAGTAACAATATCATTAAAAAAAATACCATTTCAATAATAAAATATTATTTTATATTATATGTCAAATACAAATAGTTCAATTAAAGTTCCTGGAGTTAAAAAAATAAATTATTTAAATTTTCAATTTACAAGACATTTAGCATCATGTAATAATATAGATGCTGGTAAATTATTTGGTAAAGACGGAGAACCAGCAGCAGCATATTATGGTATAATTAATACAATAAATTTTGCGCAAAAAGATGATATAAATAAACAAGCATTTAATAGTGATAATGTATGTGTTTCAAATTTATTGAGAACATGGCAAACAGCTACATTATTATATGGAACTAACACAAATACAACAAATTTAAAATTACATATTTCACCTTATTTAAAAGAAAAGCATTCAAGTGAGATAGAAGTAATGAAAAGAGGTAATTGGCCAGATCATATGAAACACTCTGCAAATAAATTTCTACATTTTTTGAAAACTTTGAAAGCTTTATCAAGAGAGAAAAACGAGGTAACAAATTTAAAATTTCCACTTCCAGAATGGTATGATAATTTACCAAAAAAAATTACATTAACTTTACCACCATTAAACATTAATGAAAGTAAATCAAAACCACAAGAAATTGAGTATATGAAAAACGAAGATGGTGATTATGGAATTATAAATTTTTGTAATTTAATTGATACAGTTGGACCAGAAGCAAAAAAATTAGACGAAGGAAGAAGTTCTAATGAAAAAAGTGTTTTTTCTTTTGAACAAGCTTTCAATAAAACAGGTGATTTAGAAAAATTTATGATATGGTTTTCAAATAATAAAAATACACATAAAGGTGTTGTTCATGTAGTAACACATTCTCAATTAATGCAAGCATATTTAAGAGATATATTAGACTATGATATTGATAAATTAGCAAAAAATAAATCATCATTCGAATATAAAACAAGACATAGTAATACATGGAGATTAAAATTATCATTAGATCCACAACAAAATAAAAAAAGTGTAAAAGATACAATAGTTCCAGGTGTGCTTTTAAATAAAAATGAAGCTAAAGAACAAGAAGCTTCAATAACAGCAAAAGGATATGCAAAACAAGCATCATATGGAAGTTTATGTGGAAAACAAGGTAGTGTTGAAGATATAGAAAATGAAGTTTGTCCAAAGAAAGGTGGTTCACGTAATAATAAAACAAAAAGAAATAAAGTAAAAAAGAGAAAAAATACTCTTAAAAAGAAAAGAAAAAATACAAGAAGAAGAAGATAATTATTTAATTATTTTCCATTCTTCAGGTTTGTCTGATGTGATATCAACTAATTTAATATCACATTCGATTTCAAAATTATCCATAAATTTTGGTTCAAATTTTTCAAAATTAGTATGATATTCAATACTTGTATGAAGTTGTTCAGGTTGATCGCAAATATATTTATCACATATAGGTTTGAAAGATTCCCATTTTTTACTGTAACAATCGTACCCCCAAGAACAAATATCATTATTATCATGTGTGTAATAATTTGCTTCATATAATTTAGGATTTTTTCCAAAAAACAGAACAGGTGCTGTTTTACCACATTTTTGAGTAATATCATTATATAATTCTAAAGCTTCAACTTTTTCCATAAAACATGATATTGTAACATGACCTATATGATTAGGAGTTTTTAATAAACTTTGTGAATATACAAGCCATAAACCAAAGCCATATCCCATGATACAATAGAAAATTATAAAAACTATTAAAAAAATAATAAACAAAATATTTTATTTATTATTATTTTATTTATTTGTTACGTTATTGATAATATTTTATGTCTCTTTATCAATAATTACTTCTTTTGCTATATTTGTAATAACTTTTTTTGTATTAATATCATTAGTTTCATCACCCCCATATCGATTTGCCATCATTTGCATATATTGTTCATATCTAGGATTATCACTTTTCCAACAATCTGGATATTGTTGAATATAATTATGGAAAAAAATGTCAGCATCTTTTTTAACAACATCAATAGCTTCTGCAACTAATGTTTTTTCTTTGTCATCTTTTATCCATTTATCATTATTTTTTATATATAATGTTTCACGTTTTATATCACTACAGTGAATAGGACGTTGTCTAACATCTAGTTTATTTAATCCTCGTGTAAATAAATCTGTTATTCTATTTACAAATCCTCCTTCTTTACCGGATTTATTCAAATCTTCAATTGTAAACTTTAAATTATTTACAAACTCCATTAAAGGTATAGCATCTTTACATTGTTCATTTAAAAATATGTTCATATTGAAATTATTATCATTATTTGTAATATTATTACAAATCTTTCCTTCAGTTATTGCATCTGTTAAAATTTTATTTGTTTTATTTTGGTCTTCTAATAATTTATTTTGATCTTCTAACATTTTGCCTTGATTTTCAATAATACTTGCCATTTTATTTAATACATTATCTTGTGTCGTTATTTCTTTTTCTTCAATTATTGTTTCTTCTTTTTCAAAACATTTTTTTTTGTGTTTCCATAACCCATTTCTAGTTTTATATATTTTATTACAATTATTACATTTAAATATTTCTTCAATTTTTGCGCAACTTTTTGTTTCCATTTGTTTCCATTTATGTTTTGCTGATAATAAATGTTTATCATAACTACTTTTTCTACATGTATTATAATCACATATTTCACAATAATATTCTGGCGCAACTTTTCGCAACTTAATTGTTTCCATATTCCTTAATATATGGAAACAAAAAAGTTGCGCTGTTTTAACTTGAGAAAAATTGTAAAAAAAAGTCAATAACAAATATTTTTATAAAAAAATATTATTAGACCTTAATGGTAAGAACCCGATTTGCCCGGTTTTTTCAGATAAAAAAAATTACAAAAAGTAATTTTGGACATTTTTTTTTGTCCATTTTTTAATTTTCAGAAAAAGTTTTGTAAAAAAAATCGGGTAAACTTATAAAAAACTATATATATATAATATAATGTTACAAGGATTTAAATTTGGTTTTATTGATAACACAATAGTAGCAATTTCAGCACTTATCGGTATTGAAATTGATAAATTATTTTCAGGTTATGGAACACATGGAGCATTGTATGGAGCTCTTATAGGACATACTTTCTCTGATATGTTTGCAGGATATATGGATTTTGGATATGAAGTAGCATTAAATATGGGATTAGGTTGTTTCACAGTTCTGGTAATGGTATATTTATATTTTTATATATTTGAGAGAAGTTATAATAATTCAAGAAAGAAATTATTAGATTAATTGTGTAAAATAAAATTATAAAATTAATTGTCATAAGTAAAATTGAAAGGACCATGATGAGTATTATTATTATTTTTAATTTGAGGTAAAACTTTTCCTTCGACTTTATTATAATCTTGGATATATGGATTTTCTTTATAATTCGATGTCATTGAAACATTTTTAGAACTATCATTAGAAAGATTTTTTTCAAGTAGATTAATACTATTAATAATGTTTTTTCCGTTATCAGTGTTAATATTCTCAAAATAATGATCAATTATTTGACCTCTACTTTTGTAATCTCGTAATAACATATCATTATAAGGTGTGTAATTTGTATAAAAATTTGTAACATTAATCATATTATTGTTTTCATTATATTCAAGATTCTTAATACTTTCAAAACTATCACCATCACCATTACTACGTGTTGCTAATTCTTTTTTTGAAAAATTTTTTTTGTTTGTGATAGATGACACTATAAAAGCATTTTGTGAAAAAAATAAAAGTGTAAAAGATGTTCTGTCAATATTACAAAATTCTTTACATCTTTTATATAGAACAACATCTTCCAATCCCCAGGACCAATGGTTTGGAAACCCTTTAGATGTTTCAAAATCTTCACCATTAATACTTATAATACCTCCCAATGTATGGTTATATCCAATAAAATGTTTAACATTACCCTTAATTGTTTCATAATTTAAACGTGTTTTTTCTTTTGGTAAAGTATCAATATCATTAAATATAATTGTCATAGATTTATACGTATCTGGAAATTTTTTTTTAATTATAAGAAAACCAATATTTTTCATAGCTCCACGATTGAATGGACGGTTATCATCTTGATGTATATAATATAAAACATAATCAATATTTTCTTTCATATTTTTTAAAACAATATTTTTCATATGATTATCAAAAAAATTTAATTCATTAACTCTATCTCTATATGGAATAATAAAAGCTAACATTTTTATATAATATAAAATAAATTAAAATGATATTTAAAACAAATTAAAAATTGTTTAAAATTTCTTTAGCTAAGACTTCTCTAGGAATTGAATCAAAACTAGTATCGCCATATGATAAAACTTTTGGTCTATAAATATTTTTTTTTATATTTCTTTCAAAATTATTCAAAAGATATTCTTGATTTTCTTTTGCACGATAAACATCCTTTAAATACCAATTACGCATTGAAATTATTCCTAGATTCGCTCCTTTGATTGAATCACCTACACCAAACGCACTTATTAATGATACCGATTTACATGATTTAGGTAAGTTATTTAAAAATTTTTCTGTAATTTTATCAGAATAATCATTTTTTTCGAATGCAGTACCACCAGTTGTAAATACTAAAGCATCATAATTAGGTATTATATCCAAATAATTATACAATTTTAATTTTTTATCTTTAATTAAAATTTTATCAGATTTATCATCTAAACCAGATCCTCTATAAGGTATACATACTTTTTCAGGAGAATTAGTAATTCCTAATATATTATAATTAAAATCATTTACACCTTGATAAATAATTTCTCTCCCAAGAGAACTTGATGCACCTATTACACAAACTTTGAGAGAATATGTAATTATAAAATTTAAAAATAATAATAATATTTTCATTTCTTAAGTAAATCAGAGAAAAAAAAAAATTTATTTCGAAAAATAACGCAGTTTGACGTAATGATATACAATAACGTTTTTCCTTACCATATATGGTTTAAAATATAATTAATAAAATCACAATAAATTAAATTAGAAATTTTACAAATTGTAATTAGAAAATTTACAAATTGTAAATAGAAATATGTAAAATAATACTAAAATTTTCACCGAATTCCCAAATTTTTCAT